AATCAATAACTTATGACACAATATATTACAGATTTAAGACAGTTAGGAATCAATCCTACTGCTGTGCCAGATGCATTACTTGCAGCAAAGAATAAATTAAATGAAATACCGTTTAATCCTACTCCGATACCAGCATTGTTATATGGATTAGCTACAGATCCACAGGCTACTGCTGCTGCCTATGATCAATCAAACTTACCTGTAGGTAATTTTCTTATTGGCAACGCTGATAGAGCATTGCGAGGAAGTCAAGATCCATTAGATTATTTAGATCTAGGATTGCTTGGTGCTGATGTAGTTGGTGCAGGCTCAGCAGTTAGCAGAGGAATTAAATCAGCATTAACAAGTAACTTTGCTAAAGACTTAGCTCTTGGTGCTAGTGATTTAGTTTATAACCAAGCAGCAAAAGCAGGATTTAATTTACAGCCACAAATAGTTATTGGTGAACGATCACCATTGTTTAATCAAAGTAAAGCAAATGATTTTGCTTCTGGATATGATGAATTAGGTCTTGGCGTTACTTATAACCCTACACTCAAAAAGTTTGAATACGATATACCAAACTTTAAAAAACTTGATCACCAAGATTTATTTGAAATGACTGGAACCTATGTTGGTCGAGATAGACAGTTAAGGCAAAGACTGTCTGATGCTGAGGCTTCTATAGATTTTGAAGCGTTAAATGATCCAGAGAGCAGAAAAAATATTCTTGGTAATATTACTCACATTACTAATGTTGGTTTAAAAGAAAGGCCTGATTTATCGCCTGAAAATTTAGCAGATACAATCATATACAACATAATTGAAAAAGATAATTTAAAAGGTATTAATTTAGATAAGTTTTTTAAACATCCAACATTGTTTAAAGCGTATCCAGAAACAAGAAATATAAAGGTTTATCCGTATGTAGATGAAAATACTAAAGACTTTCAGGCTGCATTCGATAGAGAAAATAATAGATTGTTTATTAATCTTGCTGCTAGGGGAGGGCCAGATCAATTAAAAGGATCTATATTGCATGAAGTGCAGCATAATATTCAAGCAATAGAAGGTTTCGATACTGGCGCACCATATGGGTTGTCACAAAAAGAGTATGAAAGTGGATTAAACAAAACATTAGGCAAACATTTTGATGATGTTTATGATGATATTGATGAATATTTTTATCTTAACGATAAAGATCCAACAGTAAGATCTATAATTGATGAGTATGTAAACAATCCATTGCGAGATATGAGCAAAGAAGTTAATTTGAGTATGGAGGGAGTTCCATATCAAGTTAAAGCCGGTGAAGTTGAAGCTCGTAATGTAGAAGCTACGATGGATTTAAGTCAAGAGGAATTAGATAAATCATTTCCATATAGAACCAGTTTAACTGATACGAACTATACGCAAGATGTTCCATTAAAGTTGCAAATTAGAACGACCCCAGAGATAGAGAATAACATTGTTGAATCTATGTATGGTAATCGTTTACCAGACTTTAAATATCAAAAAAATAACAATGTCGTACAGCCATTAATAAACGAGTTCTTAGTAAACACACCAACTAAACCAAATGAACGAGTTGGTAAAAGATTTACTATAGAAGATAGAAGCAATAATGTACCTATCGAAACTTTAAAAGCAGAAGATCTCATAGGTAAAACAATTGTTACTAAACCTACAGACTTAACCAGTAGAGATAAATTTATTACTAGCGTATCTGATCTAAAGTTGCCTTATCCATTATTAACTGAAGGCGGTGAGCTGTTCGGTGCTGCTAAAAAGAATGTAGACAGAGATGTGTTCTACGCTAGTAACTATTCAGCAGCGTTAGGTGATGTCAATAGATTAAAAGAAGCCTTAGAGTTAGATAAAGCAAGAGGCGGCACAGGAGTGATTTACGCACCAACTAGTATGGCCCAGCATTCATCAAACTTCTCAACCATGCCAACTGGGTTGTTAATGAACTTTGTATACGATGGTATTAGAACCGGAAGAATGACAAAGCCTTTAATAAAAGAGTTAGACGAAGAAATAAGAACTGGTAAAGGCCTGCAAGCAAAATCAGCGTTACCTGACTGGAAAGGCCTCATGACCCAAGAAGGCAGGGATCAGCTAAGACAGTACGGTGGTAAATATAGAATTGGTTTAGCAGCACATATGATGAAAAACCAAAAATACCAAAAAGCTCTTGGTTTCAATAATGAAGATGTTGTTAATGCTTTAAGAGATGAACACAATCGTGGTGTTGGCGAACATATGCTTGGAAATATATTTTATAAAGTAGATCCAAATGTTGATATGCGATTAAGCTCAACTCCGTTAGGATCTGGACATGGTAGTTATATGTTTGATCTTATTCATGGTAGGCCAGCCGGTAAATTACCAAACGCAATACATATGGAAACATTACTTGGTGATCCATATTTAAAAGATTTAGTCGAAGGTAAAATTACAGGCAAAAATTACAATAAACTTACTAAGACAGGAAAAGAACAAACACCATCAACAATCCTTCGTCAAGGATTAAATGCAATACATACGCAGCAAGGTAGGCCAGATGTTTATAAATTCATTACTGAATCAGATGCTGAGCGTATAGACGATTATTTAAAAGCAATTAGAGCTGGATTATTGGAGTTATAACTATGTGGTCATGGCATTTTTTCGCAGGGTTACAATTTGGATTTGAATTTTATGAAGATAGCAAAATGGATGATAGCAAAAACACACATCACTTTAGTTACTTTATTATTGATCTTGGTTGTATACGCTTACAGCGTTGTGAAAAAACAGGTATGAACTAATGGTGGTTAAAAAGAAACAGGTCAATCTGTCTGTTGGTCGAGGTGAGAAGTTATCGGTCAAAGCAGGTGGTGGATTAACTGCAAAGGGTAGAGCTAAGTATAATCGTGCTACAGGATCTAACCTTAAAGCTCCGGTAACTGGAAAAGTAAAGGCTGGTAGTGCTGCAGCTAAAAGAAGAAAATCATTTTGTGCTAGATCTCAAGGATGGACTGGCCCAAGAGGTAAAGCGGCTAGAAAACGATGGAAGTGTTAGACGATTCACCTTGTAATGGGGTGTGTCGTATGGAAGGAACCACTTGCATATCATGTCATCGAACATATGATGATTTAGAGCAATGGTTTTATATGTCTAAAGAAGCTAGATTACAACGCATGGAGCAATTAAAAAAAGAAAATGGAAGATAACATATTCAGAGATTATTACACGCTATACGGTGATAGAACTACTCCGTATGCTGGTGAGATTGAAGGATATGCTGTGCCACAAAATCAGATTCTAGGCGGAGCATTTGGCCACACACAATTTAATCCATACGGTGGTTATTTAAATTTAGCTGGAGGTGCAGATTATAGTTTGTTAAATAAAACTTTAGCTCCCTATGCTGGATCTTCACTTGTATTACCTAGCGGATTAGAAATGTCTGGATTACTACAAAAGTTACCAGACGATATATTAAAAGAAGCAACTGTAAGAACACCAGATGCATATCTTACTGCAAGAGATTCTAATGCAGGAAAAGAATATGAGGCTGGCATACAACAACAATTATTAGGTGGATTGTTAGATATATTTGCTAGAAAAGATGATTATGGCAAAGGCATATATGGCACATACACATTAGATTTTTAAAGTAATGACCCAATCGGAGTTACAAAATGGCAGAAAGACTAAGGAAAAAACATCAAGACGAAGTAAGGACTAAGATACAGGCATCGCAACTGATTAATGTATTGCAACAACACGCATTGGGTGTAACAGAAGAAATACCACCTAGCCGCATGAAAGCTATTGAGATACTATTAAAAAAATCGTTGCCGGATCTATCATCAACCGAAATATCCGGTGATCTAGATGCGCCATTAGGTATTAAAGTAATTACTGGAATCGATGTTAGACCAAAAGATAAATGATGATTATGATGTAGTTGATCTTGGGTATAGGCCCAGAGATCCGCAAGTAGTTATACATCAAGCTGTAGAAGATAACCGCTTCAATGTGGTAGTTGCTCATCGTAGGATGGGTAAAACTGTATCTGCTATTAACCAATTAATACATAGTGCATTAAATTGTGATAAACCAAACCCTAGATTTGCATACATTGCTCCGACTTATAACCAAGCTAAGCGTGTTGCATGGGATTATTTATTAGAATATACAAGACCGTTAGGTGCCAAAGCTAATATTGCTGAACTGCGTGTAGATTTTCATGGCAGACGAATCAGTTTATATGGTGCTGATAACTATGATAGCCTTCGTGGAGTTTATCTTGACGGAGTCGTGATCGATGAGATAGGCGATATTAATCCAAACCTGTTTACAGAGATTATTAGGCCATGTATTGCTGATCGACAAGGCTGGTGTATGTTTATTGGTACTCCAAAAGGTGCCAATCATTTTAAAACTTTAAGAGATAAAGCTGATCTAAAAACAGACGGATGGAATCTATTAGAGTTTAAATCTAGTGAAACTGGTATTTTGCCGCAAACAGAATTAGATGCTGCATTTAAAGAGATGGGCGAAGATAAATTCATGCAAGAATTTGAATGTTCATTTGCTGCTGCAGTTGAAGGATCTTATTACGGTAAAATGGTTAATGATCTTGTTCTAAAAGATAGAGTAGGTGATATTCATTACGATGAATTAGCTAGAACTATTTGTGCTTGGGATCTTGGTATGGGTGATTCTACTGCTATTTGGGTTTGCCAGTTAGCAGGCCATGAAATAAGATTAGTTGACTTCCTTGAGAATCATGGAGTAGGCCTTGATTATTATGTTAATTGGTTAAAACAAAATAATTATGAAAAAGCTGAACAGCTACTTCCGCATGATGTTCAAGTAAGAGAATTAGGCACCGGTAAATCTAGAAAAGAAATGCTAGAAGAATCCGGACTACAAGTAACTGTGGTTCCAAAACTTTCTGTTGATGATGGTATTCAGTCTGTACGCAGAATGCTGCCACGATGTTGGTTTGATCATAAAACCAAACAAGGATTAGATGCATTAAGAAACTATCGTAGAGAATACGATGAAAAAAGAGATGTATTTTTTGATAAACCTGTGCATGACTGGTGTTCACACGCTAGTGATGCGTTCAGATATTTAGCAATAGGCTTGAATGAAGGAACTTCAGACTGGAATAGGCCTTTAAAGATAAACAATTCATGGGTAGTTTAAATGGCAAAATTAAAAAACAATGAAAATGCTTTACGCAGCATAGTAGAAAGTGAAATAGATGATGCTATCGGTTATCTGGAAACTGAAACAACAGATGAAAGACAGCAAGCACTTGAATACTATATGCGTGAACCCTACGGTAATGAAGTAGAAGGTAAATCACAAATTGTTACTGGCGAAGTAGCAGAGGTTGTGGATGGTGCATTACCTCAAATTATGCGTGTATTTACATCATCTAATGATGCAGTTGTGTTTGAACCAGTTAATCAAGGCGATGAGGAACTTGCTGAACAAGCTACACTATATGTAAACCATATCTTTTACAAAGATAACAATGGTTTTGAAATCATGCACGATTGGTTTAAAGATGCTTTGTTACAAAAAGTTGGTGTCGTAAAAGCATATTGGGATGATAAAGTCGATGTAACAACTGAAAAGTATTATGATCTAAATGACGATGAATTGATCATGATTGCCAATGATGAAGAAGTTGAAATAGTTGAGCAAGATAGTCAAGTAATACAAGAAGCAGTATTTGATGAAATGACTGGCATGGAAGTATCACCAGTTATATCTAAGCATGACATTAAAGTAAGAAGATCAGTCAATAGTGGCAAAGTCATTGTAGAAAATGTGCCGCCAGAAGAATTTTTAATTAGTAAGCGTGCAAGAACTATTGCAGATGCTCCTTTTGTAGCACATCGTAAAATGCTGACTCGTTCAGATCTACTTGCTATGGGTTATGATGAAGATACAATCATGTCTTTAGCTACAGGCGATGCATTAGAGTTCTCACCAGAGCGTATTGCACGATACACCAGAGGTGAAAATCCAACTGACATGGATTCAGACGATGAATCAATGCAGCTTATTGAGTATTACGAGTGTTATATTAAAACAGACTTTGATGGTGATGGTGTAGCTGAGCTGCGTAGAGTTTGTTATTCAAACAATCAAATACTACATAACGATGAATGTGACTACATACCGTTCCATTCTGTATGCCCTTTACCTATACCACATAAATTCTATGGCCATTCATTAGCTGATCGTGCTATGGACTTACAACTCATTAAGTCAACCATTACTAGACAGATGTTAGATAACTTATACCTAACTAACAACTATCGTGTAGGTGCAGTAGAAGGTCAAGTTAATCTTGATGATCTTTTAACATCAACTGCTGGTGGTGTAGTGCGTATGAAAAATCCTTCAGCACTTGTGCCGCTAACTGTACAGTCTAATGCAGGACAATCATTCCCAATGCTTGAATATTTAGATCAAGTACAAGCTAAACGATCAGGCGTGTCCGATCAACAGCAAGGTTTAGATGCAGATGTTTTACAAAATGTTACTGCAACTGCTGTAGCTGCAATGCAGTCTGCTGCTGGCGGCAAGTTAGAATTAGTTGCTCGTATTTTTGCTGATACCGGTGTTTCATCATTGTTTAAAGGTATTTTACAACTCGTATGTAAATATCAACAAAAAGAACGCATCATTAAAATTAATAACAAATACATTCCTATGGATCCAAGAGAATGGGATCACCAATATAACATTTCAGTTAATGTTGGTTTAGGTACCGGATCCAAACAAGAACAGCTTGCAGTTATGCAAATGATTCTACAAAAACAAGAACAAGTATTAACAACTTATGGCCTAAGTAATCCATTGGTTAATCTTAAACAATATAGAGATACACTTGCTAAATTTGTAAACATGGCTGGATTTAAAGATGATAGTCAGTTCCTCATGGAAGTTACAGAAGAACAGGCCCAGCAGCTTGCACAAATGCAGGCGCAACAGGGTGCTAGTAACCCACAAGTACAGGCTGCAGAAGCACTTGCACAAGTAGAGCGTGAAAAAGCACAGCTTAAAGCACAAACAGATATGGCTAAACTTGAAATACAAAAACAAGAATTAGCATTACAAACTCAAAAAGAACAATTAGAGTTACAACAAAAACAAATTCAATTTGAAAAAGAAATGGCATTAAAAGAATTAGAGCTTATGCAAAAAGCTAAAGCTGATGACGATAAAACACGCATTGCTGAGTCTAAAGAATTAATTAATGCATTAGATAAAATTAAAAATATTAGTCAATTACAATGATAAGCAAACAAGCTATTGCAGATATACTCAAAGACGAATCATTTAATGAAGTCATTGATAATATTATTCAAGAACATTTGAATGTCATTACTTATTCTAATGATAATGAATCAGATGTTAGAGAAAGAGCATATCAACGCATAAAGACTGTAAAAGAATTACTAGCACACCTTCAATCAATTGTTGATTCTAGCAAAATTGAAGATGCTCGTTGGAAAATTTAGCCATAAGGCTACTTGGCTGCTAGGGCCTATCTAGCAAATTTAAGGAAATATTATGAGCGAAAAAACCATGACTCCCCAACAGGGAAGTGGAGCCATTACTGTGAATGAAGCAGCTACTGCATTTGAAAGCTTCTTATCACCAGCAGAGGACTCCCAAGAGCAACCAGAAACTGATGAAGTAGAAACAGTTGAAGCAGAAGCAGATGAATCAGAAGAAACTGAAGAAGTAGAATCGGAAGATGATACTGAAGAAGTTGAATATGAAGCATCCGAAGATGATGATGAAGCAGAAGAAGTAGAGGAGCCACAACAAACCTACAAGGTAAAAGCTGCAGGTGAAGAAAAAGAGGTTACCCTTGAAGAACTAATGCAAGGTTATCAACTTGGTGCTGATTACACGAAGAAAACTCAAGAAGTTGCAGAATTGCGCAAAGCTAATGAAGCTGAAAGACTAGCAATTCAACAAGCAGCTCAATTGAGAGATGACTATGCTCACAGATTGCAAGCTTTGCAACAATATATGGCTGATGCTGAAACCGGCATTAGTTCATCAGAGCTTGCAGATCTAAAAGAAAATGACCCAGTAGGTTACGCTGTCAAAGTGGCAGAAATAACGGAAAGAAAAGAACAATTAACTAAGCTGAAGGCCGAACAAGACCGCATTGCTAAAGAGCAACAAGCGGAATATGTCCGTAATATGAATGCATATATTGCTGAGGAAGCTAAGAAACTTTCACAACACCTACCAGAGTTTTCAGACATGAAGAAAGGCGAACAAATCAAAAATGAAATTCGTTCTTATCTAAAATCGTTTGGTTACACAGATCAAGACTTAAGCCAAGTTGTAGATCATCGCCAAATATTAATTGCAATAAAAGCAAAGCGATATGATGATATGCAAAAATCTAAGCCTAATGTCAAAAAGAAAGTGGCTCAGGCTCCTAAAATGGTTAAATCTGGTACCAAAGTCAAAGCTGGTAATAGAGATATTACAAAACAGCAAATGGACAGATTGCGAAAAACAGGAAGTAAACAAGATGCCGCAATCTTATTTGAAAACTTTATTTAATAAGGATGTGAATAAAAATGGCAACATTTCAAACCTATCAATCCATTGGTAATCGTGAAGATTTAACCGATGTGATTTATAATATTTCACCTACTGATACTCCTTTTATGAGTTCAGTTGGTAAAACAAAAGCAACTGCTGTTTACCACGAATGGCAAACAGACTCACTTGCAGCAGCCGTAGCTAATAACGCAGCAGTTGAAGGTGCAGATGCAACATCATTAACTGTTACTCCAACAGCTCGTGTTGGTAACAGAACTCAGATTTCTACAAAAACAGTACAAATTGCTGGCACTCAAGAGTCAGTTGATAAAGCTGGTCGTAAATCTGAAAAAGCATATCAATTAGCTAAAGCATCATCTGAGCTAAAACGTGATATGGAAAAAACATTACTATCTAACAATGTAGCTGCTGCTGGTAATTCTTCAACAGCTCGTACATTAGGTGGTTTACAAGCATGGTTAGGCACTAATGCTGTTTTAGGTTCAAGCGGTACAGCAGGTTCAGGTGGTACAACTGCTCGTGTATCTGGTACAGACGCAGCATTTACAGAAGCTATGCTTAAATCTGCTGTTAAACAAGCATTTGTACAAGGTGGTAACCCATCTGTTCTTATGGTAACTCCAACACAGAAACAAGTAGTATCAGGTTTTGCTGGTATTGCTCAACAGCGTTATGAAGCTCCATCAAATGCTCCTACAACTATTGTTGGTGCTGCTGATGTATACCTATCAGACTTCGGTACATTATCTGTTGTTCCTAACAGATTTATGACTGCTGATTCTGGTGACGGTGGTGAAGTAGCATTTGTTCTTGACCCAGAGTATGCAGCAGTTGCATACCTACGCCCATTCCAAACTAATGAATTGGCTAAAACTGGTGACTCAGAAAAAACTCAACTACTCGTTGAATACACTCTTGAAGTGAAAAACGAAAAAGCTCACGCAATTATTGCTGACTTAGCTGAGTAATATAAATAGATATGCCCTCTTCGGAGGGCAATATCTTTTAGGATAGTTATGAAAAAACATAAATTTCACGATACAGATGATGGCGGTATAGTTATCGCAACAGAGCAAGATGTAACAGATATTGTTGAACAAAATAAAAAAGAATACAACGCATCAACTAGCACTTGGGGCAACGATATATTTGACAATAAGATTGCAAGTATCCCTATGGTAGCAATAGATGAGTTAAACAAACAAGGCATTATGCGAGGATTCCATGTGCTTGACCAAAAGAAATTTAAAGAATTTTTAAATCATCCAGACAACCGATTTTTTAGAACAAAACAAGGTAGAATCTAAATGGCATTTTTTACTAATTATGCAACGCTAAAAACTACGATAGCAAACTATTTAGCTCGTACTGATTTAACAGACCAGATACCAGAGTTTATTCGTCTAGCAGAAGATAGATTGCGTAGAGATTTACGCATTAGACCTATGCTAAAAGTAGCTACTGCATCAACTACCGCAGGCGATGCAACAGTATCATTACCTAGCGACTTCCTAGCAATGAAAGATTTGCACATAGATTCTAATCCTGTAGGCGTTGTGCAGTTTGAAAATACATCTAACTTCTTTAGGAACACAAGGTCTAAACAATCAGGCCAACCAAGATTTTATACACTTTTAGGTAGCGAATTTCAATTTGCACCAATACCAGATTCCACTTATACATTACGCATGGTTTATTACTATAAACCAGATTATTTAAGCGACAGTAATTCATCAAACTTATTTTTAGCTAACTGCCCAGACTTGTTACTTTATGGGTCATTAGGTGAGGCTGAACCCTATTTGATGAATGATGAAAGACTACAAACTTGGGCAGCATTGTACCAAAGAGGCGTAGATTCACTAACACGAAGTGACGATGATGCAGAATATCCATCTAGTCCAATGACTATAACTTTATCAATGAGGTAATTAACTATGGCTGAAATGTCAAATTATTTAGAAAATGCAATGTTAAACGCAACACTTAACAATACTGCATTTACAACAGTAGCAACACCGTATATATCACTACACACAGCAGACCCGACAGATGATGGTTCAGGTGCAGAAGTATCAGGTGGTTCTTATGCCAGAACATCTGCTTCTTTTGCAACCGCAGCAGGCACATCAGGTTCTATCGCAACGGATGCCGATGTTACTTTTCCTACAGCAACTGCTGGTTGGGGTACGGTAACTCACATTGGTATTTGGGATGCTTCATCATCAGGTAACCTTTTATACCATACTGCATTAGACAGTTCTAAGACTATTGATAGTGGTGACATATTTAAAATCACATCAGGCAACCTAACTGTAACATTAGCATAAGGATAAGTCATGGCACTTGTCGTAAAAGATAGAGTCAAAGAAACGACCACGACTACTGGCACAGGTACAGTTACCCTTGCAGGTGCGTCTACTGGCTTCCAATCGTTTTCTGTTATCGGTGATGGAAATACAACTTTCTACACACTCGTATCAGGTAATAATTGGGAAGTAGGTATAGGCACATACACAGCAAGTGGTACTACTTTGTCTAGAGATACTGTATTAGAATCTAGCAATAGTGGTAGTGCAATTACTTTGTCAGGCACATCAGATGTATTTTGTACTTACGCAGCAGAAAAGTCTGCACACTTAGATTCTACAGATACAATGTATGCACCACAAGTGGCAGCAAGCAATGGTGTTTCTTTAACACACAAGACAATAAGTTCAAACTTTACAATACCAACAGATTACAATGGTTTTGCTGTTGGCCCACAGACTGTTTCTAGTGGAGTAGCATTTACTATTCCTAGTGGCAGTCGTTATATGGTTATATAGGAGTCATTCATGGCAACAACAATCAACGCATCTACCACAGGT